ACAAGTGTCATTGACGTATATCTTTTTCTGCTCAGCTGGCTAATTGTTATACTGTTAAAAAACGGAGCAAATGAATCATTATCGTATCCGTACCTATACATTGTTTTGGATATCATATTTCCTCTGTTGTACTGAGATGGTACTTGATATTCTTTTATTGATTGATCCACACTACCGTCTGGTTGTACCTTGGCATAGTTTCCATCTCTGTAATAGTATCTATAATATGCCTCCCACATTGCTGTAGTTACACCAAACGCATCATCATGGAATATTATGCTTACTGGAGCATAGTCTATTCTTTTTTGTACAACTCTTTTTCTGTTATATTGATGCTTTACGTCCGTTTGAACATTATACTGCGGAAGCGTTACAGACTTAACTAACATATTAAGTTCGTTAAGATGCTTTTCAGCAAGTTGTGGTATTACCGCAGTAGCTTCTCTATTGATATTGAAACTTACATGGTAAAGAAATTTTACTTTGGGTGATAATCTATGACTATCGTCAACGTAAAGCCTTGCCGCATGTTGTTTATCAGCAAGGTTACCGTTTGGGTTCAATGCCCCTGATACTACGTTGTCTAAGAATCCATTTAACAAGTTTGCCATACTAATATTTATCTTTATAAATTAACAGGATATTTAATTCTGTGAGGTCATAAAAAAAGGGCCCGTAGGCCCTTTTTGAATTTTTGTTATAGATTAAGCACCACCGCCTGTAATAGCTGTGTTGATTGTTCTACCTATCGCTGTACCTATTCCAGTTCCTTGTGGAGTCTGGATTGCGTTGTCATATCTAACAGTAAGTGTTACTGTTACTGGAGCAGATTCAGCATAGTTCAACGTATTGTAGTTTGCTGATTCTACATAGCAACCATATAACTCGAAAGTTTCAAGCACTGTAGGAGCGTTAGCACCGTTACCACCATCAAGTATTTCGATTCTAGTAACAAATTTGTAATCGCTTCCTGATGCCGCACTTGACATTTCAAAGAAGTCTAATTGTTTCTGTAACTGCTCGCCAACAAGTTTCTGAACGTTGTTGCTGACATCTTCACGTAAGTTAAGCGTAATAGGCTCCCAAGTGTGTTTACCTGCTAGGTACACTCTTGAGTTATACACATCAACTGTCATTTGATCGAACGATACGTTCGGTCTTGTAACATCCATTACCTGTTTCGTAAGTTCAGTAGTTGGACTTGATACTCCAAAATTTTCTAGTGATACTCTAAAGCGGTATCCTAGTTTTGGCATCAACAGTCCTTGGTTAGATGAACTTGCGTTACTATCTAGTGGTACTGTTAATCTTGAAAGTGTTGAAATTGCCATTATATGCTCCTATTACTTTTATTTATCCGTTTAGAGTCCTGCTATTTCTCCAGTGTTTTTAAGTCTCAATGGAATGTAAATAAATTCCACAGCCTTCACTGGTTCAATTGCGATATCAACGTATAGTTCATTTCTATCAATTCTAGCTGGTGTGTTGTTAGACTCGTCACAAACAACTAGGAAATCATACAACGCTCTTTGTGAAACAAGTTCTAGCATCAAGCTATCTACCTGTGCCTTGATTTCATCACGTGTGATCTTATCATTTGGCTCAAAGATATAAGGCTTAGCAAGTTTCTTAAGTTGTGATCTCAAGTAAATTACTAGTCTTGCTACATTGATTCTATCTAACGCACTAGCATTCTTTGCTCTAGTCTTTTGACCAAAGTTAACAAGTCCTGCGCCTGTTAAGAATGTAATTGGGTTAATGTTTAACGAATACAATGTGTCTCTTTGACCTTCGTTAAGAGCAATTGATTTGAATTCACCTTCAGCATCAACAAAACCTGAAGCACTAGCATTTGTTATGCCACCGCGTCTTGTACCTGCTGGAGCAAACCATGGAAAAGAAACTTGATCACTTAAAGCAAGTGTTCTAAGCATTCCATGACTTGGAGGAACAACTACGTTGTTACCTGCGTTGTCACTTGTGAATAAGCTAGGATAAAACACACCTAAGTATTCATCTCTAGTTACCAATCCGTTGTCGTTATCTTCAACAGCAAGAGCAGTATTGCTACCCCAATTGCTTATTGTTGTACCGTCACTGGCTAGTCTGAATGGTGAGTCACCAACGATAAATGCTGTTAGTCCTCTATCATTGTTAAGTGATACCATTTCGCCAATTAGTTCTGGATAACCTGGTGTTGCCATAACGTTGAACAGTCTTGATTCGTCATCTCTAATTTCTTGGTTGCTGTTAACCATTGCTTGTAGAGCTTGAATGACCACTTTACGTTGTGCCTTACGTCCAAAGCTACCTGTACCATCTGGTTGGTTAGCTGATTCTGTTACCCATCTGTGTGGATAGTAAGAAGCCATGGTTACATTACCCATTCTAATGTTTTTCGCTGTAACATCTACATAGTTACGAACAAATTTCTTAACATTGAATCCACTTCTGCGTAGGTTCCAAAGCAACATACCTTTTGGATATAGTGCTGGATCCGGAGCATCTGTGTCTAAGTGATCACTTACAAGTAGTTCAGCAATAGTACCGCTTGGTGCTACTGTTGCTGTTCCACCGTCAGTACCATATCTAGCATCAGCAAATAAAATACCATCTTCAGTAGTTTGGTCACCTTCATCTAGTGCTATCCACTTTTGAAGATCAGCATTGTATTTGTGTATCTGTGGATAGTTTTCTAAGTCTGCTGTAGAAATCCAAAGATCGCCAGTTACTAATGGTGTTGTGTCTGATTGCTGTGTAGGCTCTGTAGCACTTACAATCGGACCTGCTGGATCAGCTGATGCGTAAACGTTAGCGTAACCTTTCCATGTAGTTCCGTCGTGAACCATGATGTCAACTTCGTCAACGATTGAATTGTACCATAGTCTACCATTTGTTGTTAATGCTGTTGGAGCGTTTGGTCCTGCGTTATAAGTTAGGATCTTCCAATTTGAAGCATGGAAGTCATAATTTGAAGAATCGCCCGATGGAGCCGCATAAAGATTAGCTGTACCTAATTTAGTTGAATAGTTATAAGCACTAAATCCTGCGTTAGCAAAAGCACTGCTTGTATCTTTGATTCTAATTTCTCCGCCATCGTTGTGTGTTATTACAACTCTGTTACTAGCATCTACACTTGCTTGAACATTTGTAAAACCATGTTCGTTAATAGCATTAGCAAATAAATCAGCATCACTTGCCGCACCAGTAGCTGTAAACTGTAAGTTTACTCCTGATCCTAAAGCTGACTGACCAACAATGCTTTCAGCAATTACAAAGTTTTTAGCGCCAGCACTGAAAGTACTTGCTGTGATAGCACTTGAAGTAATTGTTGTAGCACCTGATGCGTTTCTAGCAAAAAGTGTAAAATCGTGTTCTTCGTTTTCAGCTAGTGTTGTGTGTGCTTGTACATACACGTCGCCAACTGCTAGGTTGATTCCACCACCTGCTTTGTCGAGGTTGAAAAGTGCTTCATTGTGTGTTGTGTACACTGGAGCATTTTTTGCGTCCCATAGCTTTGTAGTGTCGTTCCAAACTTTGACGCTGAAGTTTGCGCCTAAGTTAGCATCTGTAGTTTTGAACCAAACTGAACCTGATGGTCTTGATTTTGTATCAGCAGTTTTAAATGCTGGTACAGATGTGTGTGGAGCAATGATCAATGCTGGAGAATAAAAAGTTCCTGCTGTTAATCCTAGGTCACCTAGTAATGTTCCACTTGGTCCTGCCGCAATGGAAATGGCACCATCGTCATCTGTTGAACCATCTGTAGTGTTTGTTCCGTCACCGTAAATGTATAACTTACCATCAACAACTCCTGCTGTTACACCAGTTATTCCAGCACCATTAATTGCTGTGACCATGTCAGCTACTGCTGTGCCACCTATAGCAACCGTTGTTCCGTTAATGATAATTGCGTTTCCGTTTGTTAGAGTTGGATTAGCCGCTGTTCCTTGTACAGTTGGCCAGCTTTTTACCCAATCAGCTGTTCCTACTTTTACCCAAGCACCTGAAGTATTTTTGTAGTAAACTTTGTTAACAGTTGTTGTTGTTACTACTGCGTAATCTCCTACTGCTCCTACTGATCCTTTTGGAAAACCTGTGTTAGATCCTCCTACAAGATTTGAGTTGCTTGTGATTACTAGTGGTACTTTGTTAGTAAATGTTTGTCCGCCTGTTACTGTAACTGCGTTACCATTCCACTCAAAAATTCCGTATTTCGTTAATGCTGTGTCAAACCAATAAGTTCCGTTAGCTGGAGTAGCCGCTGGTGCTGAAGCACTAGGCTCTATTTCGCCTAAGTCTATATCAGCTCTTGTGATGTAAGCTCTATTAGCAACACCTAAGAATGAGTAAGCCGCTTGTAGTCCGTACTCGTTAAGTTCGCCTCCGTTAACTGGATTATTGTTTGCGTCTGTTTGGAAGATTGGATCTCCAAACGTATCTGCTAGGTCCCTTTGTGAAGTAATTAAGAAAGGTACACCTGCGTTTGCTTTTGTAGTTCCTCTTGCTGTACCGGTACCTGCCGCATTTGTTTTGTCTTGTTTGGACGCAACAAATACCATAGGCGTTGTGCCTGGTTCAGCTGGCGTGTAAAAGGATTCATCGATTACACTAACCTGTACACCTGGTGATATTAATGCCATTTTGTGTTCTCCTGTAAATAACAACTGTTAAAAGTATTTAGCCATCTTTTCTAAAAATACTATTGAAATACCGTCTGAAAAGGGGGCAAAAAGGTATGGTAAATACAGTATGAGACCACTTTGCGACTATTGTAAGAAAAAACCAGCGGCTGTAAATTATAAAAAAGGCAATAAGGTTTACTACAGAAAATCCTGCGAAAGTTGTTTACACAATGGTAAGGGACATGGTATACCTTCCTGGTATAAGGCCGGATATCGTATGAAAAGCGAATGTGAAAAATGTGGCTTCGCTGGTAAGCCTGAGCAATTTAATGTATATCACATAGATGGTAGATTACAGAATACACATTTTGCTAATCTTAAAACTATTTGTGCTAATTGCCAGAGGCTTTTACAGAAGCAAGGCGTAAAGTGGAAGCAAGGCGACCTTGTACCTGACTTTTAAGATCCTCTATTGTACCTTCATTATATATGTTGTGGTCAAACGCTACTTTAGCCCAACGCCATTCGCTTGAATGAACATCAGTTGGTTCAATGTCGAGATCAACATATTGTCTAAACCACAAAGGATCAGGACCGCGTTTAACGCACCAAACTTTGCCATCTAATCCTTTTATTATTTCAGCTTCGTTTGTGAATCTAACATCTGGAATAACAAAGTTTATATCTGGATTTTCAATAATTCTTTTGCGTACAAAACTTACCCAAACACCATCGTAAAATCCATTACGCATACAGTCCGTACCAAACTCTTGTAATACCAGTCTTGGTGTGATTTTACGCCCTGTTTCCTTAGTCCAAAATGTATCTTCTTGTTCACGCCAAAATCTACTTTCTGACGTCTCTCCTTCAAGCATTTCTCTGTCCCAGTCAAATAGAACAGATACAGCATCCTTTAATTTATCAGCAAAACTTATTTTTTCAAATTTATGTTCATCTACGAGTATATCAGCAACAGTGCCTTTACCACTTCCGATGAGTCCGCATAAACCAATTATCATAGTGAATCCTTATTAATAGTAATTAGTTTACAGGATTATTTGATGTTTGTCAAGTGGTTTTTAACCAATTGTGAAGCTGTAGCCTACGCCGCCGCCAACCTGGTTCATTACATCAGCTTCTAGTTTTTCCATTTCTGATTGTGCTTCAGCTTTTAGGGCATCACCATTTAGAGTTGATCCACCTTGTGGACCAGCAATGGTTGCGAACTTGCTTCTTGCTTCACCGAGCATGTACTTACACTTTGCGAGTGTATAATCTTTGATCCACTGTACAGCTAGATAATCGTCTAACAGTTCAAAGTCTGGTCTGTAGTTATAGCAATAAAGTAATATTTCTTCTTCTGCTCTTGGTCTTTGTAATAACGTCAATTTCTTGGTCGCAGTATTCCATTTGAATTCAATGAATGATCCAAACATTCTACCAACAAGTTCTTGGTACCCTGCGAACATGTTGTATGTTGCTAATCCTCCCATATTGGAACTTGCTAAAAGATATGTGTTTGTGTAAGCTAAATTAAAAGGTTCAAACAGTGTACCGCCATCGCCGCCGCCGGTTCTAGAACCAATGCTTCTCCTAAATACCTTTCTTACTTCTACTACTTCTTTAGGTAAAGTGTAGTCATTTTGATCAATCACTAATGGCAAAAACATATACGATTCTTCAACAGAATTATCTGATCTTTGTCTAAATTTTGTAAATGCGGTTTGTAAAGCAGTTTCGTAATGATCTGGATCTAACTCCACATCTATCATTCCACCGCCAAGATTAAGCTCTACATATTTGAATACTTCTTGTTTTTTTGTTTTAAGGTTGGTTGACATATACGTTCTCCGCTACAGTATTTATGCTCGGATAAATACTTATGTTATGCCGAGACTGAGTTTATATAGACCCGAAAAGGGAAAAGATTACACTTTCCTAGACAAAACCATCACAGAAATGTTTACTGTAGGTGGTACAGATGTGTTTGTTCACAAGTACCTAGGACCTAAAAATCCTGCTGAAGGAGAAGCTACAGCAGGCACACCAACCTATGATGCTGTAAAAGAAACAAACATACAGGACTTGGTTTTCTTAGAAAACAGAGATAGAAAATATGCTCCAGATGTTTATACTTTGCGTGGCATTTATAATGTTGCTGACATTGATTTTGACCTAAGTCAATTTGGTTTGTTTTTATCACAAGATATTTTGTTCCTAACAGTACCTATTAATTTTTGCGTAAAGGCATTAGGTAGAAGAGTTATACCAGGCGACGTGATAGAATTGCCACATTTAAAAGACGATCATGCTTATAATGATTTTGATTTTGCTTTGAAAAGATTCTATGTGGTCGAAGATGTTAACAGAGCAAGTGAAGGATTTTCCCAAACTTGGTATCCACATCTTTATAGACTAAAACTTAAACAAATTTACGATACACAAGAATACAAAGATATACTAGACCAAAAAGCAACTGAAGGTTCTGACACAACTCTTAGGGATTTGATGTCAACCTACAACAAAGAAATAGAAATAAACAACAATGTTGTAAAACAAGCCGAAGCAGATGCTGGAAAGTCCGGGTATGAAACAAGCCATTTATACACTTTACAAGTAGATGAAAGAGGTGTTACAGAACTTGTAACCACAGATACCAGTGAGCTAGATGCTAGTACGCAAAATGAACTAGCTGATAGGGTAAACCAAACTCCTGAAAGAGAAGGTTATGATGGATATTTGATCGGTGATGGTATAGCACCAAACGGTGAAGCTTTTGGTAGTGGTATAGGATTTCCTACAGGTAGCGTAAAAGGAGATTATTTTTTACGAACAGATTTATTTCCAAACAGATTATTTAGATATGACGGATCAAGGTGGGTTAAAATGGAAGATGCTGTAAGACATAATTTAAGTAACACAGATAACAAGCAAACACAAAAAGGACAATTTATTAATAACTCTAACACTTCTGAAATTGGTGGAGAAACTGTCAAGGAAAGACAAAGCCTTTCACAAGCACTCAAACCTAAGGCAGACAACTAATGCAACATTTTTACGATGGTCAAATAAGAAGATATATTACACAGCTAATACGCTTGTTTAGTAATTTTAAGTACAAGGACGGAGAGGGAAAAGAAGTACAGATTCCTGTCCTATACGGTGATCTTACAAGACAAGTTGCTAGTATAATGAGAGACCAAAGTGAAAATAAATTGCCGTCTGCTCCTAGAATGGCCGTATACATTACAGCACTAGAACAGGACAGAACTAGAACATCTGATTCAAGTTTTGTAAGTAAAGTTCACCTCAGAGAACGCGAATATAATCAAACAGATAACGAGTATCTAAATACCCAAGGTAAAAATTACACAGTTGAGCGTATAATGCCTACACCATACACTTTAAATGTAAATTTAGATATTTGGTCCACGAACACAGACATGAAGTTACAAATTATGGAACAACTTTTAATGCTGTTCAATCCGAGTTTGGAAATACAAACCACCGACAATTATGTTGACTGGACCAGTTTGACCAGTGTTGAACTTACTACCATTAACTTTTCTAACAGGAGCATACCTCAAGGAACGGAAAGTGATATTGATATAGCAACTTTAGGATTTACAACACCCATATACATCAACATGCCTGCTAAAGTTAAAAAGCTAGGAGTGATTACAAATGTGATTATGAGCATATTTGATGAATCAAACGGTACTATTGATCTTAAAAACAGTATGCCTGAACTACAAGCATACAGTGATGGAGAACCCAACAGACCTAAGACAGATTTACAAACTGGTAGAATAGAAAAAGATGGTATTACCATTACAGCAGGAAACTATCAAGATTATGATGTTCTCGTTATGGGCAATGTAGCACAAATAGTTGACAGGGGGAAAGTAGGTACAGTGGATTGGTTCAAGGTATTAGAACCACATCCTGGACAATACAGAGCAGGACTTTCTCAGCTCATGTTAAGAAGAAAACTTATTGACGGCGAATCAGGAAGCATCAGCATCAACGGAAATATTACCGTAAATGAATTGGATAGGACACAACTTTTAATAACATGGGACGATGATACCATTCCAACCAACACTAACCTGAATTCACCAAGTGGTAGAAACAATCAAGGATCTGTTGATTTTATCATAGACCCAGGCAAGTTCAATCCAGCATCAAGCAAGACAGCAGGTTTAAGACTTCTGTTATTGAGTGCTATCAATACAAGTTCTAACGTGGGCGAAGCAGGATATGATGGTCCAGATGCTTGGAAAAACGCAGATAACACAGACTTTGTAGCAGGCGAAAATGATATCATAGAATGGGATGGTACCCAGTGGCATATCGTTTTTGATGCCAGCACAGATGATGGAACAACAACAAAGTACATAACCAACCTCAATACAGGCGTACAGTACAGATGGACAGGTACAGAATGGATACTTAGCTGGGAAGGCGAGTATCAAAAAGGTACTTGGCGCCTAGCACTTTAAGATAATTATTTACATGAACCACGAAATTACATGTAGCGGTGCTCTCTTCTATGCTCTACAAACAAAGAGATTTTTGTTTTTACATAGAACGCAGAGCAAACAGAAAAACGTATGGGGCTTAGTAGGCGGAACTAACGGAAAAAATGAATCTCCTTGGCCAGCTTTACAACGTGAGATAAAAGAAGAAATTGGCAAAACGCCTGATCTTCTTAAAACTATTCCGCTAGAAACATTCGTTAGCAATGATGAAAAATTTAGTTTCCATACCTATCTGGTTGTTGTTCGAAATGAATTCATTCCAACATTAAACGATGAACATGACGGATACTCCTGGGTAACTTTTGGTAAATGGCCAAAGCCTTTACACATGGGTTTGAGAAACACACTACAAAATAAAACAAATCAAACAAAGTTGAAAACCGTATTTGACCTAATAGGATATTTAGAAAATGAAGAAAATTAAAAGTATTACAATCGTTGGCGGAGGTTCAGCGGCTTGGTTAGCGGCAACCTACATACAAAATAATTTTTGGGACATACCTTTGACTGTCATAGATAAAGAAGTAGGTAATCCTATCGGTGTAGGAGAAGCAACTGTTCTTACATTTCCTTCATTCCTAAGGCAATGTGGGATAAACTTGCCACAATGGTTTCAAAATGTTGACGGTACATACAAGGCAGGTATTGACTTTCCTAATTGGGTAGAACCAGGTAGAAAAATTTACCATCCTTTCTTTTTAAATAGATCATATTTTGATTTGAAATGTACACAGTACGATATTTGGGCACAGAAGCAAGACTTGGATTTTAGAGAATACAGCATACCTAGTTATCAAAACACTATGATGAACAAGGTTGATATTTTCAATGCTTTTGAAACTCTAGCATATCATATAGACGCTGGCAAACTTGTAACAGAATTACAAAATGTTTGTGCTAATACAGTTAACATAATTAAAAGTGATGTTGTAAAAGTAAACAAAGACCTAGATGGCTTTATAACAAG